CTAGAGTGCTTTTAGTGCTGTTTCGTAAAACGAGACGGCTTTTTTTGCGTTCTCTTTTGAGAGATGGCTATAAATATCCATGGTCATGGATAGAGTGGAATGACCTAGACGGTGTTGCAATTCCTTGTAAGGTATTCCAGAGTTAAGCAGTAAGCTAGCGTGTGTATGACGGAAACCGTGAAAACCAATGTTAGATACTCCAGCACGCTTGAAGTGAGTTCTCAGCCGTGTAGCTAGAGTTTTATTATTGGGGTAGTCATGGATAAAGTCCGAAAATACAACCGTTTCAGTTCGTCCTAACTTCCAAGCCTCTTGAATTTGTCTAAGCTGGTAGGCTTTCATTATGGCAATGGTTGCCTGGTCTATATCTATATCACGATAGCTTGCTTTTGATTTTGGGCTATTGATTTGGCCTAGATGGTTTAGTGTCTTGGTAATGCTAATAGTTGCATTCTCCAAGTCAATATCAGACCAACTAAGCGCTAGGGCTTCATTGATACGGCAACCAGTGGCCAGCAAGAACTTGTATAGGGTGACTTCGTACAGATTTCTGTACTTGGTTAGGTTAAGCCCTCCCAGGTAGTCGAGAAATTTTTTTAGGTCTTGATTTTCAAAATGCTTGACCTTTTTTCTTTTAGCTTTTTGAGTGTTACGAGGTAGGACGACATCACGCGCAGGGTTAGAAGATATTGCTTGCATGGTCACACCATACTGTAATATTCGCTTATTAAGCGCGTGGATCTTATCATAATGCAGATAAGCCCCAAGCTCCCCCTTGTTGGTCTTGTCAGCCAGTTTGTTAACTATGCTTTGAATGAGTGGGGCGGTTAACTTATCGAGCTTATAGCCCCCAAAGAGTGGCAAAACATGGTTATCTAGCAGTCTCTTGATATTGTCTTGCGTGTTTGGTTTAACAGTGTACTTGTAACTTTCCCACCATAATTCAGCCAATTCCTGATAACTTGCTATTGACGTGGCTTGAAACCTGGTGAATCCGTCTTGTTGGAAGGCTATTTTTTCTTGTTGGGCTTTCTGCTTAACCTCCTTATGTGTCCTACCCGTTACTTTGGTCTTTACTTTCTTACCCGTTATCTGGTCAACTCCCAGATATACACTAGCGCGGTACACAGTAGCACCGTTTTTCTTTTTTACTTCAGTTATTTTCATGATATATCCTTTCCATCAGCAGGCAAGCTATAAAGGTTTTATCATGCGTAGAGCTACGAGAATAGCCCTATTTTCGTTTATTTTTGGTGGGTAGGGTAAATATGCCAATCAAGAGTAGAGTGCGAATATGGGCTTTATATGGTGGTTATCACATATCATCAAAAAGTGAAAGTTGATTTTCATCCGGTTGTTTATCTAGTTGTTTATGCTTCCTTTTTAAATCTTGGATACTTTCTTGAGGTGTAGGGAGATTTTCTGGCATAGTTGTACCTAGTTCCTGCATAGTTTTTCTGATTGTTCTACCTACGTTAAAGTGTGTATCGTTAGCTAGATTTTCGTCGTGTATCTGCCGATTTCTTAACACTTCATCAGTTTGAGTAGCGCGGAATAAGTTTGCAGCCAATTCAGCGCTACCCATATAATCAAGAATACTTTGTCCCTTTTCTAGTTCTTTTCTATCATGAATATCTTGCATAGACATTCCACCATAGAGACCTTTATATCCAAAATTCTGAAACTTTCCGTAGTTAGTGACACCCGACATTTTAGCAGCTTCAGCTAATGATTTATTGTGTTCCTTCATCTCTTGGCGAATTGCTAAACGTTTGTGCTCTTCATCGAGTTTGTTGAAATTATCAGCTAGCTCTTGCTGACGGGTTTTAATAGCAAAATATGATTGGCCCAAAGCAATGACTTCTTTTCTAGGATCACCATTTTGGACAATCAAATAGCAGGCATAACGAGAGAGTTTTATATCTGCTATTTCACGCGCTCCAAAATTAAGCTGTACAGTTTTGTTGACGTCAACAAAATTGGCAACCACGCGCTTTCCAGAGTTTTCACAAGCTAATTTAGCTTTGTCAATAACTTGGTTAAAGTTACGCCATTCAGTGTATTCTAAAACGGTTTGTAGTTCACGAGCGTACCAAAACTCTACACCGTTTTCATCTATGCGTTTGATATTTTCAAAAGTTAATTCATCATAATGTTGTAAATCGTTCATATTTTTTCCTTTACAATTTTTAGGATCTTAACGAATCCTTTTTTTCGTTCTTAATTTAGCTTTTTCTTTCTTCCATTCCCAGCTACCGCGATATTGCAGATATTCATCAAAACCTTTGACAGTTACAAGAGATCCGCCATTTCTAAGAAACTTAGCATAGCTAGGGAAATCTCTCATCTCTCTTCTAATAGCCCCAACAGAACTTTTTGACATGCAAAACTTTTGAGATAAAAAAGCGTCATTAGCAACGTCAATCGTAAAGGTAGAATTAAATGATCCATTTTTTATGGCTTTTGTGACTATATCAGAAACGGTATCTTTCACAATGAATCGAAGTTCATTTTTAAATTCTTCACTAAAAATATCCATGAGTATTACTCCTATAAAAGTGACAAAGTTTATACAAGGTCAGCGGACTTGCTGAAGCACGAGGAAAGCACGCGCAGAATGCTAACAAATGCTAACATACAGCAGATATAGAAGCTATGGTTTGCTAAGGTTGCAAAAATATCTAACTTGTTAAAACTTGACTTTTTTCAGCTATTAACAAAAGCTAACATTTTTAGCAATTGAGTTTTGTTGAGTTTTTTTCATCTACTGACAAAAACTGACTTTTTTTCACTCCACACAGTCCGCTAGAAAGCCCCTAGGCGCGTGGAATAGCATGGTGGGTTAACTATCGGAAAAAATGGAGTTGTAGCCATCTTTTTTCATTTGTTCTAGCACGCTGTCAAGGTCAGCGACAGGCTCAAATAGTCCATCTGTTTGTATTGATTGACCAAAATATTTATAGTCTGCTCCTGTATGTAAGTCAGCAATCATGGAAGAAAATGCTTGAATTTGTTCGTCAGTTAGTAAAAGTGAATTTTCTAATACGAAGTTATCGAACGCATCTTTTACCTTTTCTTTTTCCTGTTTGTATGAGTGAGTAAATATTCTGCTAGTTCGAGGATTTGTGAGAACAAGTTCGTCGTCATATTTTTTAGGATTTGTTTCATATCCCAACAAATACCCAACACTCACACCAAAATGGTCAGCGAGTGCCTGGGCTTTGTCTGGTTTGATTTGTCTTTCACCGTTCTCCCAACGGAGAATAGTTATTTTTGATACACCAATTTCACTAGCTAATTCTTCCTGAGTTAGCTTTTTTTCTTTGCGTAATTCTTTCAACCTATTCATACATTTCACGACCTTTCAAGGTTGATTATAACCAAAAATGCAAAAAGTATCAAGAAATGATACAAAATTTTTAAAAAAATGCTTTACAAGTATCCAAAATGGATATATAATCGTTTTCAAAGTTATCCGAAACGGATACTTCACCCCCTCCACGACCTTTCACACTTTCAATCTATGGAGGGGGATTTTTCAAAGAAAGGAGAATGACATGAGTAAACTCAAAGGCTATCGGGTCATGTTAGGACTAACCCAGCAAGCTATGGCGGTCAAGCTAGATATTTCTTTACAGTCATACAACAATAAAGAAACAGGCAAAACGCCATTCAATGACAAGGAAAAGAAAGCAATCAAGACCATTGTCGCAGAGGTTAAGCCAGATATAACCATTGATGAACTATTTTACAGTTAGAAAGGAGCAATCATGGAACTAGTTTACATGGACGGACGGAAAGAGCCGTATACATTGAGCAGTATTGTAGCAGAATGCGCAGAGGTCAACCACAGGCATATTAAAAACTTACTTAACAAGCACAGAAAAGATTTTGAACAGTTTGGCAAGGTGCTTTTTAAAAATGCACCTTCAACATCAGGGCAGAAGGTACGGGACTACATTCTGAATGAACAACAAGCTACTTTGTTAATTACTTATCTGAAAAATACTGAGTTAGTAAGAACGTTCAAAACAAACCTAGTCAAAGCATTCTTTGAAATGCGTGACGAGGTGGCAGAGTTTCGCTATCAGAGGGCACTGGAGAAGCCCAAGCGCAAGGCATTGCATGAAGCTATTGAAACATGGCAGGAAGCCCCAAAACACGCGCACAGCACTGTTACAAACTTGCTACTGAAAGGTGCTAGCGGATTGAACAAACGCCAGCTAATGGCACACCGTGGCGGATCTAATGGCATTGATAGCCTAACCAGCCAAGAGCTTATCAGATATCAGGCGTTAGAGGATATGGCTATTGCTATGATTAACCTAGACATGACTTACCAAGATATTAAAAACATGGTATTCAGACCAAAAGAAAACGCACCACAAGGCGCGTGAGAGTAACAAAAAAGGCTTTGAGAGCAACCAACTTCCAAGCCTTTAAGGAAAATAACTAAAACACAATTCAGCAGGCAAGCTATAAGGGTTTTAGAAATATTTTTATGGCTATATTATACCATAATCCTGAGCAATCTTGAGCAAAAAAAGAGGTAAGAACTAGATGAAAGACAATAACAGAGAAACGATAATCCATTTTGAAATGTCTAACCAAGAATACGCACCCGTAAAGAATGCAATATCGGAAGAGCTGAAGGCAGTCATCAGCAAAGTGTACCAACTGGACCATGAAACAGGGTGGACATTGCACTATCTAACCGACATCATGCTGACCCACTTTCATGAGGACGTGGCACGAGTTCCATATGGCGATTTAACACCGATTGAACACAGTTTGAACGGTATAACTCACCGAGTCGAGAGCGCAAGGGTAGCACTCTTGAAAGCTGGATATGAAGACAAGATTGAAGTAGGTAATCCTATGTGGTACTTGAAACTAGCCTTACAAGATATTGAGCAAATGAAAAAGGAGATGAAAAAATGCAAGAAATGACAATAGAAACAGCGTTAGTGCTTATCGCAATACTAACACCGCTGAATATCTTTCTATGGCTACATCTAGGCACGTATCAGCTCCATAGCAAGCCTAAAACCAAGCCAGAGGGTAAACATACTAGACGGCTGACAAATGCGAACTACGGGGCTTATATACAATCACAGGGCAGATATTACAATTAGGAGGCGGACATGAGGAAACTAGACCAGATAGTTGAGGAAATCAAGGAGCAACGCCCAGCACTCTATGGGTTTATCATTGGCATCATCGAAAACAAGATACCTAAAGAGGAAGAAGAACGTTTTTTGACACTATCCCAAGAAGAAAGAAAACAATGGATCATTGACTGGACGAATATGCTGGAGGAACAGGCATGACAGAAAACAAATTACCAGAACATCTAAACAAAGTTTTCAAACTCCTACCGCTTGGAATGGACTTACCAATCACAGTGGCGGACATGGAACGACTGACAGGCTTGGACGTTCGAACCATTCGGGAACATATCCGCCAGCTTATTGTTGGCTATGGCATTCCCGTTTGTGGTGGACGAGACAACAAGCAAGGGGGTTACTATATCCCCCAGAATGAAGTAGAACGACTTGCTGGAGTGCTACCACTCCAAAGACAATACGACCAAGAGCATAAGCGTATTCACGCGCTACTAACAGCAGACTTGCAAGACTGGAGGAAGTTTAGAGATGAGGCTTGAACTAACCGCACAGAGTGAAATAGACTTAAAAACGGGCATTCTGGAGTTGATAGAGAACTACCTGGAAGCGCGTGAGAAAGCTACAACGAGAGTGACAGGGCTAATTACAGCCCAGCAAGTCAAAGATGAACTAGGCATAAAGGCCAAGACCTTAAAACGCTGGGAAGATAATGGGCTAAGACGTTACCAGCCACCTTTGGAAGATACTAGAAAAATCTTCTATAGGGTTAGTGATATTTTGATATTTTTGGGAGTGGAGAAATGAGTAAATACAATACGCACCCAGCTACGAGCCTGGGCAACTGGAAAATGAAGAATGTACATACATCAAAAGAAAAAAATCGCCATTTTGTTACTGATGACCAGGAACAACGGCGGTTAGCCAATAAACTTAGAAAGAAACGAGGAAAAAGGAAATGACAAACTTTCAAACCTATCTTGGCTATGGTCAACCTTACCGAATGGCTGACGAACATATCTGGAAAGATAGGCGCCCAACCCTTGAGCATATCAAAGAACAGCAACAACTGAAGAAACTGAAAAAGAAAAGGAAAAGAGGAAAATAAGGCTTTGACAACTGAAGATTATTTTTTTACAACGCTAAAAGGAGCTAGGGGACAACTTAGCTATGAATGTGAGCTGATAAAAGGAAAAGCGTATCAAGAAGCCTATGACAAGGCTATATCTGACCCTAAAGAATTGAAAAAGGTTGAAGATGAAAAAATCACAAAAACGGAGCTAGTTGAAAAGGCAATAGAAAAAGCCCAATCAGCCAGCAATAAGGCATTACCAACTACACCGCTGGGCGTGGCGCTTATGTTGCAAAAGTTTGTCCGTTTTATCCGAATAAAGCCCGAAGCACAGGGACAAAAAGCACCTTTATACTACTATGATCCGGATAAGGGGATTTGGCTTGAAGATAATGAATTTTTGCAGGATCTAATTGCCGTGATTTTTCCAAGTGTCACAGAG